GGTTTGGAGTCCAAGAATTATATGCAGGGGCATCTAGTTAGACTCAAGACCGCAGGCATGGAAGACTACTCGGTGTGACCGAAACACAGAATCGAGCACAAAATCTATTAGAATTATGGGACGCACTGCGCTTGAGCCGTAGTTGTATCCATGTTGTTGATATACAAGAACACAAAGACAATTTACAAGGACTAGCTAACTGTATACGTTTAGGTCTGTACGCAGCAGTACCAAATCCCAGTCTAGAAGCGACCTGCAATGAATTTGAACTTGAGTATCTTAAAGTTAAAAACAAAATTCACAACGATCTGATCGATACCTTACGCCACCAAAAATAAATAATAAAAAGGTATTGGCATGAATCGCAAACAAATTACTGAGACAGCTTTAACTCCAAAAGAACTAGCCAAACACAGTGGCAAATATCTGTCTATACTCATCCAATTCATCGGATCAAGACTACCGGTACCGGTAGATCCACCGTACCGTGCAACTTTTGGTGATTCAATACAACTAGATCCAGCAATGGGTCCAGCTTTAGAAAAAGTATTTAACTCTGGCGACATTTTAGGTAACCTCCCGGCCAAAGCCACAGCAATTATTGATGGCGAGAAAAAATCAATACCGTGGGGGGTGCTATTTAAGGGGCGTGAATTTACATCGTTAACCGGACAAAAAAGTTATAATGCCGGTCATTTAGCTGAGTTAATCATGGGCATCGGTATAGCAGCTAAGTTTGTTAATAAAGGGGCTGACATAACAAATGCCGATTTTCAAACTATGTTTACTAAATTGATCAAAGGCCCTACAGCAAAAAATTATGAATTTACTTACGCAGGGACAATCACATGGCCCGAAGCTAGCAGTAAGAACGATCAAATGAGTTTTCGTGCAGTCATCCCTACAAAAAGTGCCGAAGAATTTGTAAGACAGGCTACGTCCGGACAATATAGTAGTGACCTCGCAGCACTAATCAGTAGTGCTGTTAAATACGTGAACGAAAGCCAAGGAGTACAGAAGGCCTGTGATCGTGTTCGTTTAGATAAAAATAGTAATAGGATTGATGTTGTTAGTGATGGTAGTTCTGATGCTAAAGGTACCAAAGCCGATCTCCAGCTTAGCGTAGATGGCACCAAAGTTAACCTATTAAGTTTAAAAACCTACAGCACAGAAACACTAGGACAAATTTCTGGCATCAAATATGAAGCATTAAGTAAATGGTTTGATGTAGCATTTGGTATTGATATCAGTCGATTTGAGAAAATATTAGATCCTACACTAGGGGCAGAGAAAGTATATCAAAATTTACTTACTAAGGTCTATGATGATTATGTACACCCTAAAGTTAAAAAATTGATTGAAGATCAAACTCCAGGTAAAGAAGCTGAGATCGTTAAAAAGTTAGCGTCAGCTGCTCGGTATCATGCTAGAGGTGAAGGCATGGAATCAGTGGAAATTGTTAAGTTAGATGACAGTGTTGCCACCGGGAATTACAAAATACTACAGTTTAGTGATGACCTAGAAGAAGCAATGACTCATTTAGATCTAGATGTTAGGTACATAGGTAAGGGACAAGGAAGAACAATTCAAATTTGGGTTAAGCCCGAACCTGATGAAAAAGTTGCAAGGGGTGCTAATAGACTGTGCCAATTTAGAACTCAAAAAATGGGAGATAGTTACCGTAACTATTACGAAATTGGTCCTATGATGGAAATGCTTGTACAAGTAGAACAACCCTTAACTGCAAGGACACCAAATGTAGTCACAGGCCGACCAGTTGATATTAGGCCACCGGGAACTCCAGAACGGGCTAGACAAAAACGGACAGATGTAGGTCGAGAACGACGTTAATATCTGCTATAATAGCAGTTCAATATAACCTGAGGATCAAAGATGTTTGAATCAATCGAGATTAGGCGAGCAGCCAATGGTTTCATTCTTGTTGTTACTACTGAAGAGGAAACCCTTGAATACGTATACGACACTAGTCGTAAAGCAGTGCGTGTTATCCGTGATTACTTAGAAAACACAAAACAGTCAAAAGAATGACTGCCACAGTTGTCATCCCTACTACCGGGGCAGAAACTTTACAACAAGCTGTAGAGAGTGTACTCAATCAGACGTTGCCTACAGACTGTTATGTAGTTGTCGATGGCCGAGACAATTATAGTCGAGCTAATAGAATATTAGACGACTTTGCTGATAGAATAAAAATTGCCTATCTGCCAGAAAATGTTGGAGCCAATGGGTTTTATGGGCACAGAGTTTACGCAGCATTTACACATTTAATAAACACTGAATACCTCTGTTATTTGGATCAAGACAATTGGTTTGAGCCCGATCACGTAGATACTTGTATAGAAACAATTACCAGTAAACAGTTACAATGGTGTTATAGTTTACGCAATATTTACAATAGTGAACGGTTTGCCTGTAGGGATGATTGTGAAAGTTTAGGTAAGTATCCAAGCTATCATAATATCAATCATATTGATACAAATAGCTATTTTCTAAAACGTGATTTGGTTCTTCAATTGGCCAGTGTATGGCATGGCGGTTGGGGGCAAGATCGAGTATTTTATTCTGTAATAAAAGATATGTTACCTAAATATGATTGTACTGGTAGTTATACTTTGAATTACAGAGTAGGCGGCAATGCTGGATCAGTCACTGAAGACTTTTTCCACAACGGTAATCAAATACAAAATAAACGATATCAAGGCAAGTTTCCGTGGCAAAAAAGAACTTAATAATCAGCGCATTTACTGGCTATTCATTTAATCAAATTAAACCTTACGTACACAGTATAAGAGATTTAAATCTAGACTGTGACCTAGTTATGGTGGTCGGGAACACAGACAGCAACACCCGTGTTCAACTTGAACAATTAGGATGGCGATTAGAAGACTTGCCTAACACAAGAGAAATCCCAATTCATGTACTAAGGTTTTTACCTATGTACAATTATTTGTTTGAACACGGCGATTACGACTTTGTTGTAAGCACTGATGTCAAAGATGTAATCTTTCAACGAGATCCTTTTGCCTGGCTCGAAGAATACCTAGTCGATTATGAATTAGTGGCTGGTTCAGAAGCCTTGCGATATCGAGATGAACCTTGGGGCGATGATAACCTGCGTTCAACTTATGGTGGTTATGTTCATGAGCGTTTTAAAAATAACAAGATATACAATGTAGGTACATTAGGCGGTCACGGTGAATATATGCGTGATCTTTTTTTTAACCTATTTTATAACAGCATTGGTCGTCCGATCCCCATTGTGGATCAGGCAGTGTTTAATGTAATGATACAAACGCAGCCATATCGTGATCATGTGCTTTTTGCTGATCAAAGACTGGGCTGGGCTTGTCAAGCAGGCACTGTAGCTGATCCAGCTAAAATGAATTACTTTAGGCTTAACTTGTTAGAGCCCGAACCCCAATGGGCAGATGGTCGGGTATTAACCAGCACTGGCGATGAGTTTGTGATTGTACATCAATACGACCGTGTACCTGAATGGAGAAATTTTTACGCAGGAAAATATAAATGAAAACTCTAGTTGATATAATGATAGAACGAAACATTCGTAATGATACACATTACGAATTTGGTACTGATAAAGAATTTAATCATAGGTATTGCTCGGCCTTCTATGACCGAGAATTCTTAAAGTACAAAGAAAAAGAAATTGCCTTATTTGAAATAGGTGTGCATCGTGGCGGCAGTCTAGCAGTACTTCATGAATATTTCCCAAACGCTGTTGTTATTGCCGGAGCAGACACTGTTAACTTTGGTGCAAGCGAAAACTGTAAACCATATCCTAAAGTAAAAGTCATTTACGCAGACGCTTATGATTCTAAATTTGTAGAACAATTACCAAACTTTGATATTATTATCGACGACGGTCCTCATACGAAAGAGAGTCATATTAAAACTCTACAACTGTATACTAAACTATTAAATCCGGGCGGTGTCCTTATAATCGAAGACATAGCTGATATTGCATGGTGCGAAGAATACAAAAAGTTTGTGCCAGATAATATGTCCACAGAAGTCGTTGATGTAAGACAAGAGTCTAATATGAAAGACAGTGTTCTTTTTGTGGTTAGAAATTAATGGCATCGATCTCTTTTGCACATTTCGCTAGTACTAGTAAACAACTGGCCACCGAACAAATTATAAAACAGGTACGTAGTTTATACCCAGATACTTACTATTTTGTTGCCAGTGATGCAGTTGATGACCATACACAGTTAGCTAAAGATTATAACTTAGATTTTCATTTATTCAATAAAAAATTAGGTTATCCTGTTCAGCCCTACGGTTATCGTGCTTGGCAAATTAGTGAGTGGCTAAGGCGTTTACATATTGCTTGCGCTAACACTAATACTAGTCACATAATAATGATGGAAGATGATGTTTGGGTAAAACAACATATAACAGTAAAGGATCATTGGGAAATAGCAGCACACGAACTAAATCCCGATGGCAAAGGCAATGCCATTGATCCTGGGTTAATTGAAGTAATTGAACTATTTGCCAATCGGCGTCCACTTACACATCAATACGCTTCTGGTGGTGGAAGCATTTTTCGTGTACAAACTTTTTTAGATAATTTTGAGCGCATTAATGCATTTTTCTTAGAACATACCAACAATATACAAGAACACATTTATCCTACAATAGGTTGGATAGATTGCTTTATGACCGTGTATTATATGCTTGCTGGCAAAGACTATACAATAAATTCACATCTGGCTGACACACACAACCATCGTGATGGATTTGATTATGATGCATTTTTATCTAAGCTGCCTGAGCATATTGAGATAATTAATAATTATAAGAAATGGTATTGGGTCTAAAATGAACAATGACATCACAATCGTAACTGCTTTTTTTGACATAGGACGTGGCGATTGGACACCTGATCGTGGGTTTCCAAGCTACTTGCACAGAACCACAGACACATACTTTGAAAGGTTTAGCCATTTGGCTCAACTTGATAATGAGATGTTTATCTTCACCAGCAGTGATATGATAGACCGTGTTGCTAGTCTACGAAAAGATAAAGAAACAACTATATTTGAATTTGACTTATCAAGCGAAGCCATAGATTTACGAGAGCGTATTGAAATAATATACGCTACACCTGAATATATGCGAATGATAAATCCCAAGGAAAGAACTAACCCTGAATACTGGAATGCAGATTATGTTATAATTAATTTGTTCAAGAGTACATTTGCTTGTATGGCCAGTATCCAGGCTCGTAATGATATGCTTGCATGGTTAGACTTTGGGTATTGTAGAGGCCAAGACTCACTACACGGAGTAAAACATTGGCGCTATCCTTTTGATCCTAGTCTAATTCATTTGTTCAAGTTAAAAGATTATGTACCTGGTACCACTATTCATGACATGATTGCAAATAATGATGTACATATTACTGGTCCATGTATCGTAGCCAGCAAAGCTAACTGGCGTCAATTAGAAATGTTAGTCATGGAAGGTGTGCGTGAACTTATTGCTAAGTTCTTAATTGATGATGATCAATTGTTTTTATTACTAGCCTATCTTACACGTCCGGAATTGTTTAAATTACATCAAGTAAGTGCCGATAATTGGTTCACTGTGTTTCGAGATTTTAATGAAAATATATCTTAATTGTACTGCAAACTTGGGAGATTTTGTTCAAAGTCTTCCGGTATTATCTGGGTTATATAAAGAATACGGTCCCATAGATTTTTATATTAGACACGAAATGCGTAAGTTCTGCGGTCTCAAAGAATTTTTAATGTACCAGGATATTTTCAACAAAGTAGAGTTTGATGACGAAGTTCGTGAAGCTGTTGATTCCGTATACATCCTGAGTTCTTGGACTAGAGAAGATAAAAATGACCCCAATCGTCCTATTGAAACTTGTAGGTATGAAAATTGGTTAAAAGATAATTATAAATTTCGTTTCGACGTTAATGACAGTTTTGAAATTAAATTTCCCGATGTTGATATAGAATTAAAAGACAATTACTATGTAGGCGATCGTTGGTATACCCCAGATATTGACGCACGTAGAGAATGCCATGTGCTGGCACATCTCGATAAATTTGAATTCATTGACTATAAGAATACGTTATTAACAAATTGCTATATCATCAAAAAAAGTTCTTTGCCTTTTATAACAAATTTTACCGGTATTGGTATGATTGCTGATTTACTTAACAAAGAAACCTATGTGGTTTGGCGTGCCGAAGATTGGAAACCTGAATTTAGAAACGGTAATGATATTAGTTGGGATAATGGAAAAAATATAAACAAGATATTTGAAAAACATTTCTATTTAAATCGCCGAGCTAGATTAGTTCACTCCAATGACCTAGAGGATTTGTTGTGATTTTTAATATAAAGTTAGGTACCTTTGGTGGACCCATGCGTATGGGTGATATTATTGCCTGTGCCAATGTAGTCGAGCACTTCAGACAAACTGAAAATAACACAGACATAAAATTCCATTTAGACTCGACTAGCATACAAAGCTCAACTCATGTACAAGAATTTTGTAAATGGATGTTAGACAATACTGACTATTACTCTGCCACACCTGGAGAAGTAACATTACCATGGTCAAAAGTTAATTTATGGGATTACAGAGATATTTCAGGTGACTTGGTGAAGATACCAAATGCCATGACTCGGAGCAAAAAGGTTGTAGTAGTGCCATTGTTAGACGCTGATTACAATACATACCGTAACTGGCCGAATTCCGTGTTAGAAAAAATTCTACAAGATGTTGAAGTCGACTATTTGAATTACGATTTAGTGGTAGCCGGAGCTAATCCTCAGGATCGGCCGGGCTGGAGATCAAGTAAAAAATTAACATATACATTACAAGAAATTATGACAGCCGAAGTCTACATCGGTGGCGACACTGGGCTAAGTCATTTTACTGGTGCCCTAGTTCAGGGACCCGACCCTATATATTATACCAGCAGTCGTGGACTTTTACACACAACGCCACTTTATTGGTACACCCATAAAAAAGGACAAATGCGTACTTATTGGTTAGACTTTGAGAACACAAAATGGTAAAAAATTCTGCTATTTTAATAACTGCGTACTGCGGTGGTAACGATCCTGTTTACTATACTACTGGTAACGAAGAGCAAAATGCAAAAAAACGTCATATGGCAAAAACACTTGCACGCCATCTGGGAAATTCGGATTATCATGTATGTATGAGTAGTCATAGTGCTTTAGATATGGACACACAACGAGCCTGTTCTAGTTTTATATACGATTCTGACAACAGCTGGCAAATATGCGGACTTCCCTTACGACCAAATCATGGTGTAGCCGAAATGACCGCTATAGTTAACGGGCTTATGATGTTAAAGATAAAGGGTTTCGATTGGGTTCTAAAATTGAATTATGACCAAACCCCAACATTAGACTACGATAATGTTATTAAAACATGCAGTCAGTTAGATGCTGACTTGGCCACTTACGAAAATGCCACTGATTACGGAATGATGGCATTCTGGGGCAACATTGATTTTATAATTGACTCATTGCCCTTAGATAGTTTGCAAACGTGTGAAGGTGCAGTAGAGACTTGTTGGTATAATAAAATCGCGGATTCTCTCATGAAACCACGTGTGCATGGCTTTGCTAGTTATGAGCAGATGTTTGCAGTCCCTGACGGGACATTACTGCATCATAGTTATGTGGGCAGCGCATTACATGAGTATAATTATCAATGAAAACTATAGCAATAAGCTGTGTTGACACTGCATATTATGATTGTACACAGCGAGCTTTGACTAAAACTTTAGAAACGATGCGTGATCAAAATTGTACCAAAGTTTACTGGTTTTCCGACATCGCTTGTCCTTATGAATTAGATGTTCCAGTACAATGGATACCCATACCTAAAATTTCAAACCAAAACATTGAGACTTCTTATCCAATGATATATGGTCTTGTAACATTAAAGCTAATGCCAATAATTATACAAGAAGATTTCAATTTAACCATTCATGACGACGGATTCGCTGTGAATAGTCAAGCATGGACCGATGAGTTTTTAGAATATGATTATATTGGTGCCTGTTGGGGAGAAGATGTCGGTAATGGGGGCTTTACATTACGTAGTAAAAAATTATATAATGCCTTACACAATATTAATGTCGAATATGATTGGCGAAGACTACCCAAGCAGTTGTTTGCACCTGAATTTGAGGGAATGGTTTGGTTACAAACAGCTCATTGCCAGGATCCAATAATTCCCGAAGACAATATAATATGCAGAGTGTATAAGCAGCAGTTAGTAAGTGATTATGCAATAAAATTTGCACCAGCAGCAATTGCAGATAGATTTAGTATAGAAAATAAGATGTACTCACCTTGGTTAGGCCGTAGCTTAGGATTCCACGGACGCCACGGTGTTGCCAAATATTACAATATAGAGTTATAATATGAAACTACCACCGTTTATTAAAAGTTATGACAATTTCACACCCGGTAAAGACACTGTGCTATACTCTGGTCCCTATTGGGACCAAAAAGAGATTACAGCAGCTATTCGTTCGTTAACTGAAGGTGCTTGGATTACAAGCGGACAAGAAGTAGACGCTTTTCAGTCTGAATTCGCAAAGATGTTTAATACTTCGTTTGCTCATATGGTCAATTCTGGCAGCTCGGCTAACCTTGTAATGGTTACAGCTCTTAAGAAGTACTTACAATGGGCAGATGGTGATGAAGTTATTGTTAGCCCGGTGGGTTTTCCCACTACTATTGCACCTCTCGTACAAAACAACCTTAAGCCAGTATTTGTCGACATTGAAATGCAGACTTTAAATTTTGATGTGGGATTAATAGAATCGGTAATAAATGAGCGCACTCGTGCAATTTTTGTGAGTCCGGTACTAGGTAATCCGCCCGATATGGATGAATTGCAACATTTGGCCAATAAACATGGTTTATATTTAATTGGCGACAATTGTGACACACTCGGAACTTTGTGGAATTCACGTCCCATCACTGACTATTATTATAGTTGGAGTTGTAGTTTTTATCCTGCACATCATATAAGCACCGGTGAAGGTGGCATGGTCGCTAGCAACGATGAGGAACTAATTAAAATTGTAAGAAGCATGAGTTGGTGGGGAAGAGACTGTTATTGTGTTGGGGCAAATAACTTACTTGCTTGCGGTACTTGCGGTAAAAGATTTGACCAATGGTTGGATAATTATGATGGTATAATTGATCACAAATATGTTTTTACCAACATAGGGTACAATCTTAAACCTCTAGATTTACAAGGTGCTATTGGTCGCGAGCAATTATTGAAAATGCCTGAGATTGACCATAAGCGCAGGGAAAACAAAAAGATTATTACTGAACATTTAAAAGCTATTTCAGATGTAAGAGTGGCCGAGCAACTGTTCCAAGCAGATCCAAGTTGGTTTGGTGTTCCCATCATCTGCAACAGTCAAGAATTAAAAGAAATGTTAGTAGCGCATTTTGAAGATAACAAAGTTCAAACTCGTAGTTACTTTGCAGGTAATATTTTATTACATACAGGATACAGGCACTTAGGGAATTACAAGGATTATCCAAATGCAAACTTGGCTCTTAGTCATGTATTTTTTATAGGCTGTACACCTTTATACACACCAGCAGTGCTAGACTATATTAAAGAGGTTATCAATAAATGGTAAACTTATTTGGCCATGGATTTGTTGGTGGCGAATTTGCTAAACGATATCCTTGTGTTATTAATTCGCGTGACGATTACGTACCTCAGAGCAATAATATTCTGTATTTTATAAGCACTATACACAATTATCATGTTTTCACAGATCCTCATTTAGATATTAACACTAATCTAAATTTACTAATTACAGTGTTAGAAAACGCTAAAAATCGTTTTGGATGTGATTTTACTTTTAATTTTATTAGTTCTTGGTTTGTTTATGGTAACACCGAAATGCCCGCAAGAGAAAGCAATTATTGTGATCCAAGAGGTTTTTACTCGATAACAAAGAAGGCTGCTGAAGATTTGCTTATTTCCTACTGTACCACATTTAACATTAAGTATCGTATCTTGCGGTTAGCTAATGTGTTGGGTTCTAGTGACACCAAAGTAAGTGCTCAAAAAAATGCTTTGCAATATCTTATCAACCGGTTAAAAAGACACGAGCCTATTGAACTTTATGATGATGGTGATTTTTATAGAGACTACATTGATGTTGATGATGCTGTAACTGCTATAAACTTAGTGTTATCAAATGGTCAATTGAATTATACTTATAATATAAGTAATGGACAGCCCATAAAGTTTAAAAATTTAATTGATTATGTAGTTAGTAAGACTAATAGTAAGAGCCAAATAAGTGCTATAGAGCAGCGAGATTTTCATAAAATAGTACAAGTCAAGACCATGTTCCTAGATAATGAAAGACTACTTTTGCTAGGCTATAGTCCGAACTACACTATAAACCAAACTTTGGACAAACTCATTAATGAATAAATTTAGATTCCATATATTAGGACTGCCGCACACAGTTACATCAAAAGAATATAATGCCTGCGCCTATACTCAAAAGGTATGGAAATTCGGCAAGATGATGAAAGAGCGAGGGCATGAAATAATTCATTATGGACATGAGGATTCCGATCTTATCTGTGACGAACATGTTACAGTTAGTACCAACCGTGATTTAGAAATTGCCTACGGTGATTATGACTGGCGCCGTAATTTTTATAAGTTTGATGTAAGTGATTATGCTTATACAACCTTTTATGCTAATGCTATCCGTGAAGTTGGACTACGCAAACAACCACTTGATTTTATTTTACCTTTCTGGGGCTCGGGTGTTCGTCCTATTTGTGATGCACACCCAGAATTAATCACAGTAGAACCCGGCATCGGATACGCAGGTGGGCATTGGGCTCGTTGGAAAATATTTGAAAGCTATGCCATTTACCATGCTTTCTGCGGTATGCAAAATGTAGGCACATGCAGACAAGACTGGTACGAAACAGTTATCCCTAATTACTTTGATCCTGAAGATTTCACCTATGCTCCTGAGACTAAAGAAGATTATTTTCTTTATTTGGGCAGAGTTTATGAAGGCAAAGGTGTGCATATAGCTATTCAAGTTGCCGAAGCTACTGGAATTAGATTAAAGATAGCTGGACAAGGAAGTTTAGAATCCATGGGCTATCCAAATACACCCAGTAACATTGAGTTTATCGGGTATGCTGATATTGAAACTCGTAGGCAGTTAATGAGTCGTGCTCGTGGTGCTTTTGTACCTAGTATGTATATCGAGCCTTTTGGCGGAGTACAAATTGAAATGCTAATGTCTGGCACACCTACTATAAGCACAGACTGGGGTAGTTTTGTAGAAAACAATGTACACGGTGTTACCGGATATCGTTGTCGTACATTTGATCAATTCTGTTGGGCAGCGGAAAATATAGATAAAATTGATCCAGCTGCATGCCGCTCTTGGGCAGTGGATAACTTTAGCTTAGATGTAGTAGCTCCACAATACGAGGAATTCTTCCAAAATGTCTTAGATGTTTACACAGGTAAAGGTTGGTATCAAAGACATCAGCGTAACAATCTTGATTTCAAAACTAAATTTTACCCAAAATCAAATTGACACACAAGGTAATTGCTGTTAAACTTACGAAATAGTAACAAAACGGAGTGGAAGATGAAGTATCCCGACTACATGACCCAAGACGACATTGAGTCCTTTGAGATGGACATGGCTAGATTTGACTTGGACCCTAGCATGGAATTTGATGAGATCAACCGTGTTTTGCGTGAGCTAGCTCTAACTGAGCTAGCCGCAGAAGCTGAACGACTGCAATTTTACAACCTGTAATACTTTGAAAACCACACACACTGACATCTTGGGCCAAGAGCTCAAAATTGACGATTTTGTAGCTTATCCTAGTAGCTCGGGACTAGGGCGCAATGCACTGAAAATTGGCAAAATAGTCGGACTCACTGCTAAGATGGTCAAGGTTGTACACTTAAAACAACGAGTCAGTGACTGGAATAAAGTAGAAGCCAAAGTGACTACCCGCTATCCAGATGACTGTATTAGACTTGACGAACAGCTGATTACCATGTATATTCTTAAAAATGATAATCAGTAAAACACTCAAGTCGAGTTGCCAATGAAAATTGTACTTGAACAGACCGAATGGTCAGATAGCACTGCTAACAATATGTATCTGGTCACTGATAACATGGAAAGTATCATTGCTTATGTGCCCGAGGGCTCAAAAGTAGCTCAACGTTTCAAAAATCCAATTCGTTGGGACCCCCGTGGACGCAAGTTCAAAATTCTCAAAGAGTTGCAGGAAAACAACACTGACGACGTTCGTAGAGTTGCAGGATCTAAAGGTCAAGTGTATACTTTAACTCGTACCAATGGTCGTTGGCAGTGTACCTGCCCAGGCTATGCTTACAGAGGACAATGCAGACATGCAGCAGGAGAAGTGTAAGACGTGTAGGCGTGAATATGACCCCAGCTGTGATTACAGACAGGGACGTTGTCCGCACCACCCTCCTTTGATAGATGTTGCTGAAATACAACAAAAGATACGTGAATTTTGGCATAATCTGCGTAAAAAGTAGACACCAAAATGTGGTATAAGTACAACATTCTGCGGCGTATAAACAACATATACGCCAGTTGTAATTTTACAATAGTTGAGTTGGCAGTACTGGCAGTAATAACCCTTTACTTGCTCGGGCTATTGATTTCAGCTATAATAATGAAATAGTAAACAACACGGAGCGACACAGATGAGTCAAGCAAATATTCGCATTAAGCAAGGCAACTATCGTAACTTTGATTGTGCTGGGCGTGTTTTTGAGTTGGTCAAGCAGTATACGCCGGGTGTTAAAGGTGGCTTTGTTACAGTTCGGAATGGCGGTAACTTTCCTGGCTTTGCGGATACTATTCGTGTAAATGTCAGCCACTTTGCTGACTACGAATTTGTAGGTGAAGGTGCTGCACCCGCAGTCAGCGAAGTAGTTGCACAAGCTCAAGCAATCACTCAAACTGACGAAGAACGCATGGCAGAGATTGCCGAGCGTTTTGACATACTTAACGACATGAGCAAGGCCTGTATTGCCGGTGACATTCGTGCAATGATTGTATCAGGTCCTCCGGGAGTAGGCAAGAGCTACACCGTTGAGCGTGAAGTTGAGAAAGCTCAATTGCTAGATCAGTTGGCTGGAACTAGGCTTCGCGCCGAAGTTGTTAAAGGCTCGGCTACGCCAATTGGCCTGTACCAGACCTTGTATAAGTACAGCGACAAGAACTGTGTGCTGGTGTTTGATGACTGTGACTCAATTTTGCTAGACGATGTTTCGCTTAACCTGCTGAAAGGTGCCTTGGACTCAGGCAAGAAGCGTAAGATTTCTTGGCTGTCAGAGTCAAGTGCTCTGCGTCGCGAAGGCATCCCCGACAGCTTCAACTTCCATGGTAGTGTAATTTTTATTACTAACTTGAAGTTTGATGCTATGAAGTCACAGAAGTTGCGTGATCATTTGGATGCACTGCAAAGTCGCTGTCACTATCTTGACCTTACACTAGACACTATGCGTGACAAGTTGTTGCGTATTCGGCAGATTGCTGGTACTGGTGAGCTGTTTGGTGACTACGAGTTTGAGAATGGTGAGGACCAAGAGGTAATCGCTTTTATGGAGCGTCACCAGAATCGTTTGCGTGAAATGAGTCTGCGTATGGCAACTAAGATTGCCGACCTGCGTAAGACGTTTCCTACAAAGTGGCAGGCACTGGCTCAGTCCACTTGCATGAAAGCAGCCTAAGGGAGGTTGGGGCTTCGGCCCCAAGTGTGCAATGACACCGAGATTAAGAGATTTAGCACAGCGAGCAGCACGAGACATTGACTTAACTTATCCAGGAGATGCTTATGGTCGTGCTCTAGCCGGTAGGATTGTCGAGGACTTCGTCCAAGAGCTAGGTAAGGTACGATGGATGGGCGAGGACGATGGGTGGGATCGAGCAATCAAGGCTGTACAAAAAGAACTTAACTCTAGGTATTTGGAAGGATGAATACCGTTAATTCATGTAGGTTAAGATAAATACCATAATAAAGGAATTATTATGGTACCATATACATATTTGATTGGATGGAAGAAATTTAGTAAATTCTATTACGGAGTTAGATATGCCTGGAATTCGCACCCCTCTGACTTAATGAAAACATATTTTAGTAGTAGCGAATCAGTTAGGGAAATGATTTCGGAAAATGGGATTCCCGATTTAATAGAAATAAGAAAAACATTTGATTCAGTGGATTCTGCTAGAGTATGGGAACATAAGGTCCTCCGTCGTATGAAAGTAACAGCTGATGAAAAATGGTTGAATAAAACAGATAACAAATCTATATCACCGATGCCCGGGGAATCTAATCCGATGTTTGGAAAAGTTGGTGAGCTTCATCCTAGGTTTGGGTCTACTCATTCCGATGAAACTAAACAAGTAATCGGATTCAAAAGTAGTCTTAAAAAGGGAAATATGCCCGACGGTTTTAGTGAAAAAATGCGACAAATAGTAACAGGTAGGATTCATAAAGATGAATCCAAATTAAAAATTAAAGTGAAATTAACAGGAAGAACTCTTTCTGATTCTCACATTGAAAATATTATGAAAAATCATGCAGATTTTTCTGGAGAAAATAATCCTTTTTTTGGTAAATCTCACTCCGATGAATCAAGGTCGAAAATGCGTGAAAAAAGACAAGGTAAAAGATGGATTCATAATTTGTTACAAAATAAAAGAATGCTTGTAAAAGAATCTGAGATTAACGACTTTTTAAGCCAAGGCTGGTCAAAAGGAAAAGGAAAATGGGATTAGATCAATACATGTACGCTGCTTCAAAATCCGGCCAATATGACGAATATTGGAGAGGTGCTAAGGCCACAAAAGAAAATGGTGAAATTACCTATGAAAATGAGGCTGTTGCAAAAGTAATAGATTTAGGATATCGAAGGAAGCACCCGAATTTGCAGGGGTGGATGGAACAGCTCTGGCACGAGAAGTTGGAAGATCCCGACTACAAAGGCGACAACGACACCATTGACTTTAACGGCGTCGAGCTCGAACTTACCAGAGATGATATTGACAGGTTAGAGGATGATGTCTTAAACTCAAGACTACCTGCCACACAAGGTTTCTTTTTTGGTGGCAACAGTGACGATCATTATCGTGAGCAGGATTTAGAATTCTGTAGGCGTGCTAGAGCCGAGCTGTTTTTGGGATTGAAAGTTTTTTATAATTCATCATGGTGACCTATGAGTGGATATAACTTAGTAATGCGAATTCACAACCTAGAAGAACGATGCCTAGATCTAGGTGTAGTGATGTGTCATAGCAGAATTGATCTTAACCAGCAGTTTGGAGATGTCGTGGCTGTAAAGCCTAGAGACGCCGATAGTCTGCCCTTATATAGCAGAGATGCCGAGTTGTTTATTGGTAGTCTAGACGCCTTGGAGAACTGGCTCACTGGTATAGAATGGGCTCGTAAGTATGATAGTATGTTGTTTGGTGGTAATCACGATCAACGTAGGAATCGTAAAGAGCAAGACTTCCGTAATGATCTAATGCTTAAACAAATTCGGACTGGGCGCGAGACTTAGGTGCCCACACTAGAAGATAAAATTACGGGTATCAAAAGCCAGTTAGTGGCACAAGGTATGTGTTTAAAAAGCACGTATATTGGGTCTGATAACAAGTACGCGGTATATCCCAATGAAGAAGGCGTTCCGTTTTATGCTAGAGACGCTGAACTTTTTGTTGGCTCCTTGGATGAAATCCAAATTTGGTTACTCGGCATTCAATGGGCTGTAAACTACTATAGAATACTCGGTATAGACGATGGTAGCAAACGAGTTAAAATAGAACATTCGGAAAGAGAAAGGCAATTGCTACATGCTTTACAGTCGGGTCGATTACCTGTATTGAGGAAGTAATGGAAAGAACGGAACTGATTAACGCGGCCTTGGACTTCTTGGATGTTGCTCAACACTACTATGGTGTCGAGCCGGCTCAGCGAATGTTTGAGCATATGACTGCTGAAGATCCTGCGTTGGCACAAGAAATGTTCTTAAGGTTGTTGGCAGGCAGAGAATCCTCAAGTGTGGTTGTCGTTGACATCGACCAGCAGAAGTTTGACCGTGTGGCCTGTGTTCGTGCTATTCGTATGGTCACCGGATTGGCTTTGAAAGAAGCCATAGAAATTCTCAAAGCCATTGACTCGGGCCAGACGATTGTGTTAAAATCAAAGCCTGGTCTTAGAATTGATCGTAGTTTATTAACAGCAAATGGACTTATATTGGAGTAATTATGCAACTGTTTAATCGTTATTGTGAACTTGTTGACTATCGTTTGACAGAAGTAGATCGGTTTACCTGGACTTGTTTCGGCGACACCGCCTACTACTTCAGTAACTGGGATCAGGACAACGACACCTATAGCTTACAGGCCATTGTTGACCTGCGTGCATTTGATGTCAAGGTACTAGAAGTCTGTGACTACAGGAATAATCGAGCCTATCGTTATTTTGCTCCGGGTTGCAGAGATCCTTATCGTGCCTGCGGTGAACCCGAGTATCGTGACCAAGCCTGGGACGATGTTGGCTTTACTGACTTGGAAACTGAGGATGATTGGTTTGACAAAGCAGAGGCAATCTTTCAGGGTCGGGATTACGATACTCGTGTACTAGTGCCCTTGGACTTAGAGGAAGCAGAGATATTCCGTCTTATGCAACTAGCCCACGAACGTGACATCACCTTAAATAAACTTGTAGAACAAATCCTACAAGAGGTCATTGATCGCGAACGGGTCCGGACCGCAGCTTAACCTCAAGTAGCTCCTTTGAGTGCCCGGCAACGGGCACTTTTTTTGACTTTCTTATATATTATATGCTATAATGATAGTATGAAAAAACTTCCTTACATAGAAGATTATATTGTTTTGTTAGGAGATGATCCTCTGTCATGGCCACCAAAACAACAAATTATCAAACTAGCTAGGTACGATGAGCCTATTGTAAATAGCATGGCCCAGCAAGTGACTAGTAAATTAGGTTTTACAGATAAACAAGCCGCACTTGCACAGAAAATTGTAACTAAATATCGTAAGCAATGGTCTGCTGCCGGATACGACGTAACCGATCATATCGAAACACCTAGGTACAAATTACCAATCAGAGTCATTGATCGAAGGCAGCGAATTGATTTAGTTGATTATAATATAGAAATTAGGTTCCCTTACGATCAAGATATTATCAGTAAATTACGAGCGTCGGCTAATGAGTCACCTGGTAGGTTATCTTGGGACCCAGACAAACATTGTTGGATAACGCCGGCACTGGAGCAAAGAGTAGTCTGGGCTAAAGAATTTGGTGTAGAATATAACTTTGAATTTAGTACCGAGTTTGACCAAGCACTATCAACGCTGTTATCACAATCTGACTTCTCTATTTGTTTGCAGCGTGATGGTTCTAATTTTGCTATTACCAATGCAGAAATTTCGTTATTAGATTACATTAGTGAGAATATCGGATTTGATGACTTAACCAAATTAGTAGACTACAGTAGTATATTGGGATACGAGATAGATCCGGTTATAAAACATGAACTTGATGTCAAACAATTGATTAAATCTGTTCTAATGTCAAGAACAGTCAATCTGACATACACTTCATATGTCAACGACTTTGATCAAATAGTTGAATATGCCAAATTAACTGATAGATTTCCTATCTTCGTCTACGAATCGGGGACTAAGACTTTGATGCGTGAAATTGAAAAATGTTTTCCTCCAGACCAAGTGCTCAGTCAAGGACATCATCTTATCTCCAAACATGAAGTCAACAAATACAAAGTTGTTTATTTTAATCATTGGAAAACCATACGGCAAAAAATGCCATTATTAGTTACTATGCACACTTTGTTGATAGGTCATCGTAGGCAGCAGGTCGCAAACTTGGCTGATAAAATTGTATACTATACACAGGTAGTCGATAATAATGAATGAATGTGTGTTATCAATTCGAGATGAAGTTAATGTTAAGTTGTCAGGACTTGACGTTGATACTCGACGTCACCTTACCAACAAATTCAAATATGAAATTCCCGGAGCCAGGTATTTGCCGGCCGTAAGGTTAGGGAGATGGGATGGTAAGGTCAGCTATTTTAGTTTGGCTGGCTCCACGTACATTAACTTGCTGCCCGAGATAATTCCAATTTTAGAAGAACGTGGCTACGACATACAAGTTGAAGATGTGCGTGAATATACAACTAGCTTTGCCTTTGCACAGATCAATGAAGAAAGTTTTACGCATGTAAATTGGCCCGAAGGACATCCTGAAGTTGGGAAACCAATAACATTGCGTGATTATCAGATTGAAATCATAAATCGTTTTCTCAGCAACCCACAGTGTATACAAGAAGTTGCCACTGGGGCCGGTAAGACAATTATGACTGCGGCGCTAAGTTCAAGCGTTGAAGAATATGGACGTAGCATTGTAATCGTACCTAATAAAAGTTTGGTTACACAAACCGAACGTGACTACCGTAACTTAGAATTAGACGTTGGGGTATACTTCGGCGATCGCAAAGAGCTCGGGCACAAGCATACAATATGCACATGGCAAAGTCTTAATGTTTTGCTCAAAAACACTGCTAGTGGTGACACTGACATTACAATTGGTGAATTCATCGAAGGCATAGTCTGCCTTGTAGTTGACGAGGTACACATGGCCAAAGCCGACGCACTTAAAACACTGTTAACAGGTGTGTTTGCTCATGTGCCTATACGCTGGGGTTTGACTGGCACCGTGCCCAAAGAAGAATATAATCGACTAGCATTATTGTGTACTCTAGGTCCGGTCATAGGACAACTAAGTGCAAGCGAACTACAAGATCAAGGAGTCTTAGCTGAGTGTCACGTTAACATTGTGCAATTAGCTGACCATAAAGAGTTTAATAACTATCAAAGTGAACTTAAATACTTGTTAGAAAATTCAGAACGTTTAGACTACATCAGCAGACTTATTGAAAAAATTAGAGAATCCGGTAACACCTTGGTCTTGATTGATCGTGTAGCAGCTGGCCAAGCATTAGTCAGTCGCATTAGAGATGCAGTGTTTGTATCAGGTGCAACCAAAGGCACAGAAAGGCAAGAAGAATATGACGAAGTGGCAACGGCAGCAGACAAAGTCATTGTCGCCACCTATGGTGTGGCAGCAGTTGGTATCAATATTCCTAGGATTTTTAATCTTGTTCTTATTGAGCCTGGTAAAAGTTTTGTACGAGTCATACAGAGTATTGGCCGAGGCATTCGCAAGGCTTCAGACAAAGACTTCGTCCAAATTTGGGACATAACCAGTAGTTGTAAGTTTGCCAAAAGGCATTTGACTCAACGTAAGAACTTTTATCGAGAGGCAAAATACCCCTTTGACTTAGAGCGGGTAAATTATATATAATAACACTATGAGCAGAATACTAAACCTTGAAACTAACCGAGCATATAACCTCAATGATGTACCCGACGAAATTGAAGACCTAAGATTTTGTGTATTAGATAACTCGGATCCTAAAACACCTGATTATTACTTTATTCCGCTAATTTTCTTAGAAAGTTTTAACAGTCCGGCCTTAGTATTGCGTATCGGAGAACATACTGTTAAAATGCCTGTGGACTGGCAACTTTTAATTGGTGAATACGATCTCGGTGATTTAGAAGTAGTGCCACTTACTAGTATAAATGATCGTGGCTTTTCGGCGTTTTGCTTTAACCCAATAAAAAGCTATAGGCCTGAGTTTCATCCAGTCGAAATCATTGATATCTATCAAGATGTTAAATGGTACTTTCCTAAACTTCGGGCAGGTCAAATGCTAGCAGTCCCAATAAATGACACCGATAACAATCCATTATGCGCTTACTTTGTAAAAGATATAAGTCGTCTAAGTGAAGTTGTTGATATAAGTAGAGCATGGTAAATGGCTAAGAAAAAAGAGCGAGTATTATCTCTAGCACGACAATTTCGTGCTATGGATACTAAACATCGTGATTTTGTAGAAACCTTAAACGAAGAGGAGCGCAAAGAGTTTAGCACGTTTATGTCCCTTAAATACGTGGGCAATGTTGATGGGATTCCCGAGTTACAGAGTTGGTATCTTGCAGCCACTAATGAACGTGTAAACAAGCATTATTTTAGCTTGAGTCGACACCCAAAACTACAATGGCTATTGTGTACCACTGTTAGTCCCAATATGGGCGTACAAAATCATTACTGGATGCGACCCGCCAGCAACAAACGAAATCTCCGAGCTTATCGATTTTTAGAAATGTTGCACCCTACAGCCAGTGAGGAAGAAATAGAATTACTTGTAAGTATTAATACCGAAGAGGACCTTAAGTCATACGCACGTGACTTGGGATGGGATGAAAAAAGGATCAGAGATGAGCTATGACATATCAATGTCAGTACTGTAATCGTAGTTTTGTTAAAGAAAGTACATTAACCCATCATGCTTGCGAACGTAAAAGACGGTTTCAACAAGAACGTGAGATAGGTGTTCAATGGGGCTTGAGAGCATATATCATATTCTATACGACTACACAAAGCTCACATCGTACAAAAAGCTATGCCGATTTTGTAGATAGTCCTTACTATACTGCATTTGTACGTTTTGGCCGTCATTGTCATAGTATTCATTGTGTTAATTTTGAACATTACACTCGTTGGTTGCTCAAGAATAACAAAAAGCTAGATTACTGGGTATCTGAATCCTTTTATAATGAATGGCTACAAGAATATCTACGCAATGAAAACGTTCAAAATGCACTGGAACGTAGTATGCAGACTATTCTTGACTACATGCACGAACATCCAGAATACCGTAATGGTTACCGAGATTACTTTAGACTAGCTAATGAAAACCGTATATGCTATCATATAAGTACTGGGCGTGTGAGTGTTTGGATGGTTTACCATGCCGAGTCCGGGCAAGATTTCTTATCGAGACTTAATGATGATCAAGTTGCTAGTATTATTAACTTTATTGATCCAACATTTTGGAATTCTAAGTTTCGTGACTGCCCTGATGATGTTGAATTTGTGCGTGGGGTTCTTAAAACAGCTGGATTATGAAATTTCAAAGCGATATTGACATAGATTTTGCTGACCGCAGCCAAGTTCTTGCTCATATACGTCATCGTGCTGCCAGCATAGATCATACGACGCCACACAATACAGGTATCTATGTCACCGAGATACCTTATGATCCTGTGACTAATCGTGCCACAATAGACTACCGAACAGCAGAAGAACGTGGCTACATTAAACTAGATTTACTCAATGTAAACATTTATAACCAAGTCAAGTCTGAACATGATCTTAAGCAGCTTATGTCTGAGCTTCCACCCTGGCAACGATTGTTAGATAAATCATTCTGTGAGCAGTTAATTCACATTGGTAATCATTATAACACATTGTTACGTATGCCTGAGACAGTCAACACTATCTTAAGGTTGGCTATGTTTTTGGCTATTATACGCCCGGGTAAAAGACATTTAATCGGGCGGACTTGGGCCGAAGTCGCAGCGACTATATGGGAACGAACCGATGATCAATATAGTTTCAAACGCAGTCATGCAGTGGCCTACGCACACCTAGTAGCGGTGCATATGAATCTATTAAATAGGTCTACGAACCAAGGTAATTGAGCGCCGTTTGCTGCGTTTAGCAGCGATTTCTTTGAGACTAATGTTAGGGCCAACTAGTATAGTCACGTCCTTACTATTCATTGTCTTAATACTGAACTTAAATTCTGCCCAATCTGATTTTAGAAAAACGTTGATCGGTATCATTCTATTACTTTCCCACCACCATTGCTCGCCTAAGCTCAAGTACTTTAATTTTTGTTCTTGAGTACGTAAACTACCAAAATCGTATATTGTAGTGATTTGTTCATCGGAATTTTGAATTATTCCTATGTATTCGTCGCCGCCGTATTTAAGGTAGGTAATAAAAGGGTACTGGATTAAGAGCTGTTTAATTTCTTCCACTTTTCGGTAAATAGTAAAATAATGATTACAATCCAAACTTATTTATATCCAGTTATAATAGTAGCCGAATTTTGGGACCCTACGATCTTTACTACAAGGAATACGCAAGTGTATGCAACCCCAGTGACCATATATCAAGGAATTGATAACCCAATTCAGATAAGAGTACGAAACCAAGACCAAAAGTCTGTGGATATGACCGGAAGAGTTATTCAAGTAGATATTCAAAATCCCGATAATCAGCTTACAGAATACAGCTTTGGTATTAGTTTTAATAACAGGATAAAAGGATACGGTAATTTTACTATTCCAAAAAACGTTGTTGATAATTTAAAGCAACGACAGTACAAATTAACTTTTAGAGCCATCAATGAGGCAACTAATCAAGAACAGCCAATGTTTGTTGATGATAATTTTGGCGTACCACTGGATCTAATTGTTAAACCAGCATATTATTCTGACATGCCCGTACAAGAAAATGAAATGTCAGACTTTCTTACTATTGACGGCGGAACCACACCATGACTTTAGACTCACAATCACTAAACTTAAACGCAAGACAAATCTTAATTAAAAGATTAAGCACAGTACAAGCCCTAGCTTATACTGGGCCACTTGGCGAACTGATAATTGATACTACATTAAAACAAGTTAGAGTTCAAGATGGATCAACGCCAGGTGGCGTTCTAATGGTAACGTCTAATAACCTAAGTAATATACAGAGTCAAATAGATAGTCTTAGGAACAATCTTGATCCTGCGTTAATTGACAGTTTTACAGAAATAGTTGCTAATGTAAACGCCTTATTAGCAAATAATACCGAATCGAGTTTGGTTAATTCTGGGTTTTATGCTAACTTAACTCCCACAGGTAATTTAGTTGTTGACGGTGCTATTTTACCCAAGACACATCTAGCACAAGATCTTGGATCTAGTACAATGGCGTGGCGTAGTCTATACTTAAGCAATGCCACTGCATATTTTGGCAATTCAGCTCTTACTGTCGGTGCAAATGGTTTGACTGTGACCTCGGGCGGCAATATTCTACCAATGGTTGGTAATGTTAGATTCCCAGATGGAACTGTTCAAAGCACTGCGGTCAATCAAGCCACAGTGGCCAATATATACACTTTGCTGACTGCCAATGTTGCAGCAAATTTAAATGCGATTCATGGTGATGTAACCAACGCAATCAGCTATTTTGGTGGCATTGTAAGCAATGCAGTTACACCAGTACAAAGCAATGTATCTACATTATTGGCAACAAAGGATAGAATAACAAATGGAAGTGCAAATCTAGTTGTCATTGGTGGAGCTAATCCACTTGTAATCTTTCCTGCCATTGCAAGTGGAGCAAATATTCTAGTACAAGGCAGTAATATATCAGGTTCGGTGGGCAACCTTGCAATTACCTCGGCCAATCATACTGTAATTAACACCGGGGCATTGGGCACCTTACGCACCTATACTTTTGGCGATGATGGTAATCTAACATTTCCTGATGGATCCAAACAATCCACAGCATTTGTGGCCTACGTTGATTCTAACGTGGCTGCATATCTACCAACCTTTAATGGCAATATCAAAGTATCTAATGTAAGATACAGTGATGGATCTTACCTAACATCAAACAAAATCTATACTAAAAATAATCGATTTGATATAGCATTTGAGTTTATGGCTAGCCCGGCAGTAATGGGCGAAACCATTTCGTTTGACCTTAACGGAATGCGTGTGTCGGGCAATACCGCCGTATTTTCTTACAAAAATAATGAATATTATGTTTTTGAAGCCGAGTCGTCAAATCAAAGAATTTCATTCTCAAATTCCACTGGATATATAAAATTTGGATCTAGTACAAAGGATGGTACAGGAACACAAAACGATATAGAATTGTGGGCCTACGGTGGTAATGACAGCCACGGCAATGTTTACATTAGTGCTGGTAGTAGTCCCACTAACCGACGCTGGACGTTCAACAGTTTTGGAAAACTTATATTTCCGGATGGTACCATTCAAAGCTCTGCCTATGGCGGTACTACCTGGCAACAGGTTGATCTTACAGTATCAAGTCCTGTCAGTGCTCTTTATTTAACTGCTGCATCAACAGAATATATCTATGTTACTACCAGCAATGAATCTAGGAATATTAGATTACCTGACGCAACAACATTGACTGTTGGTCGTAGGTTTGTTGTTAGAAATAGTGGTAATGCTGGACTACCTGTACAAAACAGTGCTGGCACTGCCTTTAATTTCAGCATATACCAAAACCAAACTGTGATAGCTACAGTAGCAAATGTGTCTGTAAATTCAACTTCAAGTTGGATGTTAGATGTCACAGGCTCAGCTTTGACTGGGTCCGGTGCTCATGTAATGGCATTTGCACCAACTCTAACCAGTCCCGTGCTATCTGGTATCAGCAAGATCGGTGGCGTGCATGAAACATTTTCAAGTTTGATTAACGCCACAGGTACAGTCAATCATGATTGCTCTAACACATCTACATTCCGTCATGTCACTCCGGCAGCTAATTGGACAGCAAATTTTACCAATCTGTATATGCAGGGTGGTTATAATACTACTCTCAGCATAGTAATTGAGCAAGGTAGCACAGCCTACTATCCAGATTCACTACAAATACAAGGTGTTGGTCAAACAATTAATTGGCAGGGTAATATAGCTCCTACTCCTACACCAAATAGAATAGATGTTGTGAATTTTACTGTATTATACAATTCTGGAACTTATACGGTGTTAGGGCGACTGACAGGATTTTAATATAAACGTAAGATTTCTAGATAATTAGGGAGAAGGAGCAATAGTTCCCGTAGTAATTACATATCTATAAAGTCAAAATATTTATTTTGATGGTTTAAAGCATTGATTTTCGCTTAAATAACATCTATAATAATAAAGATGTTGACTGTTGTTCAAGACACTGTATTACAATACCTGCCTGGTCGTCGTCGTACCAGTCCTGGTGGGTGGACGAGTTTCAACGCACCATGTTGTCAACATCGTGGACACAAATCTGATACTCGTGGTCGTGGAGGCATAATTACTAATCCAGATGGCACAGTTATCTATCATTGCTTTAACTGCGGATTCAAAACTGGATACAGACCCGGCAGTCATTTAGGATACAAATTTCGAAAACTGTTATCTTGGCTAGGTGCCGATGAAAACACCATACGACGTTTGGTCATTGAAGCAGTTAGAGTTAAGGAGTTAGTTGGTGTTGCCGACACTGAGCCCGAAGTTGAAGTTCAATACACCCCAAGAGTGTTGCCCAATGATGTTAGATTAATTGACGAAGATCCACAGGCCATGGCCTATTGTCAAGCAAGGAAAATTGACTTAGATCAATATCCTTTGCTAGTGAGCAGGCGAACCGAACACAATCTCAATCGTCGTATTATTATACCGTTTACTTGGCAGAACGAGTTAATCGGTTACACTGCTCGCACTTGGGACCCACTAATTAAACCAAAGTATTATAGTCAATATGATGCTAATTATGTTTATAACATTGATCGCCAACAACCAGATTCAAAGTTTGTGATTGTAGTAGAAGGACCCGTTGATGCCATGAGTATAGACGGTGTGGCAGTGCTTGGTAACGAATGTTCCGAAGTGCAAGCTGACATTATAGATAGCCTTGTAAGAGAGGTTATCGTAGTCCCTGACGGTGACCGTTCTGGCACGAAGTTGATTGACAATGCCATAGAATATGGCTGGACTGTTAGTTTTCCAGTATGGCATGAAACTTCGAAAGATGTTAATGAAGCAGTTATAAAGTATGGCAAATTATTTGTGCTTAAATCTATACTAGATGCACGAGAAACCGGAAGATTAAAAATAGAACTCAAACGAAAGCGACTATATAGTTAACATGAAAGATTACTCGGTAGATTTACAAAAACTATTTTTGGAGATCATGCTCACTGACGCACAGAGTTTCGTGCGAGTGCAGAACATCTATAACAGTGATAACTTTGATCGCAGTTTACGTGAAGCCGCAAAGTTTATCTACGAACACGCAGACCGTCACAAAATTTTGCCCACACAAGAACAAGTTGTTGCTGTTAGTGGCGTGGAGGTACGTGCAGTACCGAATTTAGATGAAGGGCATTTGTCGTGGTTTCTAGAGGAGTTTGAAAGTTTTACTAAGAAACAAGAATTAGAACGTGCTATCCTTAAAGCCGCAGACTTGATCGAAAAGGGTGAATTTAATCCAGTTGAGAAATTAATCAAAGACGCAGTGCAGATCAGTTTACAGCGTGACTTAGGCACAGACTACTTTGAGAATCCCAGAGAACGATTGCTTGAACTTAAATCTAATAACGGACAACTTAGCACAGGTTGGCCTAATTTGGATAGGATCTTGTACGGCGGGTTTAATCGTGGTGAACTACAGATCTTCGCTGGTGGGTCAGGCTCGGGCAAGAGCTTGGTCATGCAGAATTTATCTGTGAATTGGATGTTAGCTGGCCTAAATGGTCTTTATATCACACTAGAACTCAGTGAAGGCTTGTGTAGTATGCGTATCGATAGTATGGTTACAGATACTAGCAGCAAAGAAATATTCAAAGACATTGACAATGTTGACATGAAACTACGTATTGTGGGTAAAAAAGCCGGACATTTCCAAGTCAAGTACATGCCGGCACAGAGCAATGTCAACGACATACGTAGTTATGTCAAAGAGTTACAGATCCAGACTGGGCGCCGGATTGATTTCTTGTGCATTGATTACTTAGACTTGATCATGCCAGTATCGGCCAAAGTATCCCCCAATGACTTGTTTGTTAAAGACAAGTATGTCAGTGAAGAACTACGTAATTTGGCCAAAGAACTCAACGTACTATTTGTTACAGCATCGCAGTTGAATAGATCTGCTGTAGAAGAAGTAGAGTTTGATCATAGTCATATTGCCGGTGGTATTAGTAAGATTAACACAGCGGATAATGTGTTTGGTATCTTTACTTCAAGAGCCATGCGTGAACGTGGCAAGTATCAGATACAGGCAATGAAAACACGTTCGAGCTCGGGTGTAGGACAAAAGGTTGAGTTAGAGTTTGATATTGAAACTCTAAGGATTAGAGACTTGGCCGAAAATAATGACGATTACGGTAAATTTAAAAAACAATCCACTACTATCTATGATCAAATTAAGGCCAAGAGCGAGGTTAATACTAATTCTTCGGCTCCGGCAGATTCGCCTGGTAAGGTCACAGCCAGCGTAGATTCATCTAAACTAAAAGAAATGTTAGCCGGGCTTAAATCAACTAAGTCAGTATAATACCTTAATCCCAATAAATAAATTTATCCGGGGGATATTTTGCAAAAGCGTACTCGTAGTTTATTAGCTGAACTTGATTCGATTCGTCTACAACGTGATCGTGAAAGTTTTGTGGAAAGTCGTGCCACCAATGTCATACAAGGTGCCATTAATCTTCTTCATTATATTCGTGAGAACTATGATCCCGAAACCGCTAATGAATTAGAGCGTAGATTAGTAAATAGTATTAGAAGCGGCGATACCAGTAAATTCGCCCGCGGAATAAGGAAGATAAAGGAATAATTATGAGCGGCCAGTTGTTGAGAAAGTACATGGATATTATAAACGAACAAGCAATTGCACCACAACCAGGCGAATCTGAGCCCGCTGCACCAGTAACAGTTAACCGACAGGCCGGTACGCTTGAATATCAAGGTCGAGAGTACACGATAGCAAGAATCACTCCCAATGGCCCTCAGCCAAGAATACCTCCAGGTGGTGTTAGGACAAAGGTAGCCTGTGCTGACATGGGTTTTAGATGCTTAGGTACATTTAATGTTGTGATATTTGGTGATACTGCTTATGTCTACACCCGGTAAATTAGCCAACTTGTATAAATAAAAATATACGCGAAAGCGTTTATAATTTAAGAGGAAAATAAAATGGCCGTATTTGAAAGAAATCCAAATGCACCAGCTGGTAAAAGCGGTGTACAAGCAGGCGAATTCGTAGGTCGTGATCTACAAATGGTTACATTTGTAGGTAGTGGTGCTCTTGGTAGCACCGGCTATGATAGCCATTTAGAGCGCATCGTTCGCTCAGCACAAATGTATGGTACAGTTACCATCGTTGGTGTTGTTAACAGTGCAACAGTTACACTAGTTATGGAAGGCCTAAGCAACATTGCTACAACTGCTGCTCTCAGCACAGCAGCTAATGCTGCTCTAGCAGGTCATGGAACTGCACGTACAATCAGCAGTGTTACAATTGCTGAAAGCGTGAATGGCAATGCTTTTGGCGCTGCTGTTTAATTAGTCAACAACTAATTACAAGCCCGCTTAACGCGGGCTTTTTAATATATAAAGGAATACAAAATGGCTGTAGTAGCAAGAACAAGAGGGAACGAATCCGGAATCAGCGGGGAGTTCTTTGGGCGTGACATTCAGTTTCTTAAAGTTACTGTGTCTGGTGCAGGCAAAGCAGCATTCGCTACAGTAACTGGTCCGAACTGTGCTCTAGCCGCGATTGTGAATGGCGTTCAAAATTATGGCACAGTTAGTATCGTAGGATCTCCCAGTGGGGATGATGCTGTAATCGCTGTAGAAGGCCTTAGTAGTTTAGGTACAGCCTCTAATTTATCATTGGCTGCTAACGCTGCACTAGTGTCAGCGGGATTTACTTCTGGTACAGCAATAACTGCTACATTTGTTGTATACGATAAGATTAGTGGTACAACTTTTGCAGCAAGTTAAAAGTAATGCTTAAAAGCCCGCTTAGGCGGGCTTTTTCATTTATAAATTTATATGATAGGATTAAATATACTTAATGGCCGACGTTAGTCTAGGCCTATCTCTTACTGGAGTATTAAATACTATGACATCGTCCGACATTGAAAAAGAAAATTTGGAGGCTCATGTGGAACTTTGTGCAGAGCGATATAAGCAATTAAATCTCAAGTTAGATACTATGAACATAAAAGTATCTTCAATGGAATCGATGATAACAGACATACGTTCATCTTTAGCAGAGGCTAATGATAAACATAATAGACAACTAATCACAATAGGATCCGGTTTAATACTGACTTTAATAGGTGCAATTGTAACGTTATTGGTAGCAATAAAGCACTAATATCATGCGAATAGTTGAAATTCTTAATGGTATTAAATTACCGATAACTAATGAAGAAGCCGATTTATTGGACAAGTATGATAAATTCGGCGTATTACTCAAAGCTAGTTTAAATGAACGTGAGCAAGTCATAGCCAATCAATTAGTCAATAAGAGTGTATTTTATAGAAGACATCAAGATGGAAGAATCGAGTACCGACGTCAAGCAAGCGGTTGATGCTGCAATCAAAGAAGCTGTAAGTCAAGTACGCAAATTTACTAAAACACAATTAAAAAATTTAATCAGAGCACCAGACAATAAAAAGCCCTTAATAATACCAATAGGGCAAGATGGATACGTGATAGGAAACTATGCTATAAAAATCTACAAGAACTATTGGTATGTTAAGTATTTTTACGATGATCGTGAAATAGTATTTGCCAATAGGCAAGCAGCATTATTTTATGCACTCAGCCAAAACAAAAGACGATACGCACTAGCCGACAGTATCTTGCAATATGACCAAGATATCGAAAGATTAGAAATCGAAAGTAATTTGTTCCAGTTACTACTTTCAAAAGCTAAAAAAAACAAAAACCAATCATCGGCAGCTATCTATTCCAGTAGGCTTGTCGAAGTTAAACATTTGTTAAATATAAAAAGAAATCTATTAGCAAAAAGTTTAAAAACGGCTAAATATTATTATCTTTAGGAACTCTTAAAATGAACCTTAACCAAATTGCACCTGGTCCGACCAGTAGTAGAATGAATAACTTATTACAAAGTCGCTTTGGGTTTAAACTTGATTATAGTCGTATGACATATGGCAAAGCTCAGGCTCTTAACCAATTAGTAAGCGAAAACATTGCACGTATTCGTCGTAGCTATGGCGTACACACTGCTGAAAAGAATCCCAAGTATATGGAACTTCTCATGGTGCGTGAAAGTCTAGGACGCTGGATGAGCGAACACCAGCACCTAATGGAAGGTGAAATTGGTAAGAGTGAAGCTATTCTCGCTGCTAAAGATATGGTCGATAGCATACAAGATATGGTTGAGCGTGTTAGCAAAATGCAAGTTGAACAGTTACCTGCTTTGATTGACACAATCCGTGATCAGATTGGTATGAGCGAAGCTGATGCGTTCAAACAAAGCATGGGCGACCTATTAACTAATATCAGTCAAGCTCTAGGTGAGGCTCGTGAAACAGCTGATACCAGTGCTCGTGCTCTTGCTGGTGAAGAAGGCGCTAGTATGATTCCAACAGGTATGCCTGGTGCCGAGCCTATGGCTGCTGAACCAATGCCTGGTGCACCTGCTGCTGGTGAACCCAGCGACATGGACATGGATCTAGCTGGTGGTGATGAATTTGGTGCAACTGATGCCGCTGCTGGTGGTGATGAAGAAGTAGGTAGAGCCAAACGTTAATGCGAGCACGTGAGTTCATGGTTGAGGGCGACAACAGCAGTCCCTCAACCAATAATCTTGTTACTACCTTAAATAATCTTCGTAGTAAAACTGACCAAGTTCGTTTAGACAGCTTAGTCAATATGGTTCGTCGTCAACCGGGTTCAGAAATGTTTAACATAGATATATTGATGACCTCCATGAAAGAAGATCCAATAGTCCAAAATCTAGTTCAAGAGATCAAGCCTGATGACACTGGTGTAAAATATGTTTATCTTAAGCAACTGACCAGTGATGATGACACCGACAATCTAGTCACTACCCCGCCTGACACAGCCACTGGTGGCAGACCTAATCCAGAAAAAACTGTGGCTACTATGGCAAAAAGAGCAGCTTTAAGCAGAACTTAATTGCTTTTTCGCTGCTAGGCCTGTATAATCCTAGTATGCTAAACCCTAAATATAACTACAAAGAAATACAACGCGAAAGCCTGAATGGTAGTCGCTATTATGTTACTCCTACTGGCGAACGAGTTCCTAGTGTAACAACCATCCTTGATCGTACCAAGCCTGAAGAATCTCGACAGGCACTACAAGAATGGCGCCGAAGAGTTGGCGAACAGCGAGCGCAACAGATTACCACCGAAGCTGCCGGACGTGGCACTCGTATGCATAAATGGCTCGAAAACTATATACAATCGGGTGACGCCGGTACTCCGGGAACACATCCAGAAAGTCAACGCAGTCATCGTATGGCTATGAAGATAATTGAGCAAGGTTTTGGTAACGTTACAGAAGTCTGGGGTAATGAAGTGCCCTTATACTTTCCTGAACTCTATGCCGGTACCACAGACTGCGTAGGTGTTCATGCCGGAGAGGAAGCTATTCTAGACTTTAAACAAAGTAATAAGCCCAAACGCAGAGAATGGATTGACGATTACTTTCTACAATTAACTGCCTATGCCCTAGCACACAATGAAGTACATGGGACAAATATACGCAAGGGGGTGGTCATGATGTCGGTAAAACCCGAAGACGGGGCCGAGCCGGTCTACCAAGAATTTGTTTTAGAACCCAGTGACTTTGACATGTGGACTGACCGTTGGTGTGATCGCGTAAGCGAGTATTATCGTATCCGGTAAATACTAGATACGAGGAACACAATGGCAGTTGAACAAGTCAGCCAGATTCAGATCCGTAGCGGACTGTTACAAGATTTAGGTAGGTTAGCCAAAGGCGAATTTGGTTGGGCCATTGATGAGTTACGCCTATACATAGGCAACGGAACTATTTTAGAAGGTGCTCCCGAAGAAGGCAACACTGAGATTATTACTCGTCCCACTTTACTTAAAATATTAGGTGGGGGAGATGACAGTGGTATGTTGCCTAACTTCTTGTATCGTTTTAAAGGCCTAGAAGGTGGTTATGAAGTTCAAACCGGCCCAGATTCCATTACGCCTATAAGACGCAGAATACAAGAAAAGTTAGACGACAACGTAAATGTAAAAGACTTTGGCGCGAAAGGGGATGGCACTGCCGATGACTTAGATGCCATACAACGTGCCATAGATCAAATTTATGATAGATTTAGTTTGTATACCTCGGAAGAAACTAGACGAATAATTAATTTTCATCCAGGAATATATAATATCTATGGTGAGTTGCGTATCCCACCTTACTGCACATTACGTGGAGCCGGGTTAGATAGCGTAATTATTCGGCAAATGAGTTTTGCTGCGCCAGGAATATTTAAAACTACTAATAGCCGCGGCGCTTATGATTCTACTATGCTTGAGGGCGGGCTAGCACCAGGCCCAATTGAATTTCAAAATATAACTTTTGAAATGAAAAGCTCGGCTAACAAATATGTTGGTCTTATTGATTCTGCCAGCAACGTTAACTTTTATAAGTGTAGGTTTATTGGTCCATATGTAAAACCATTGTATCAAGATTATGGTGCCTGTCTAAAGATTACTTCACGGTACTATGACGCTAAGAATTACTATTTCAGTGATTGTGACTTTGTTGGTATGGCCAATGGAATAGTTATTGAAGGCACTAACCGTATACAAGATTTTGTCATCGATGGATGTTTGTTTAAAGACCTATTCCAAGGTATCGCAGTAAGTAATCCTGCCACAGTTAGTCACATGGGCTTGAGAATCAGCAGTAATTACTTCGATGATATTAAAGAACGTGGGGTATGGATCAAGAACAATATTGAAGGTGTTACTACTACCACTAATACCTTTATGAATGTTGGTTATAATTATGAAGCTAATATTTTAGTTGAACGTAGTAATATTGCCCCAGTTACAAGTTATATTACTTTTACAGGAAACAGCAGTTATAGCTTTGGAGACATGTTCCTTACTCGCTATGACACAGATTTTGATATTCCTGCTGTACAGCATAATGCCATTGATGTAATTAGTTTTGATGTTGCCAATTCTATGCGACTTGGTGCTACTTACCAGACTATTGGACGAAGCGTAATAATCTTTAAACTAAGTGAGAATTATATCCCATTGCCCGGGCGTTATATGGGCGGTGTTATTGATTATAATATTGAAAGACCCAATGCTTATAGATCGGGACGTATACAGTTTGTAGTGGATCCAGTAACACACGATGTTCATTTTAGAGACAATTATATTCAAAACAGTCCTATGAATATAACTATAAGTATGGTCCACACTATGTTCACGCCATATTACAATGGCTATAAACCAGTAATAGTTATTAAATCAGATATTGATGATGGGCTAGCGGCTATCTTTACATACGATGTTAAGAGTCAAGACTTTAAGAACTTTCTTGATCCCGCCGTGGTCTTACCAAGATTCGGTGGTAATGTTACTACAACTACTACCAGCACCAGTACAACAACAAGCACCACGAGCACTAGCACATCAACCACTAGTACTAGCACATCAACCACATCAACTAGTACCACTACTTCTACGTCGACTACATCCACTACATCAACTAGCACCAGTACCACCACGCTATCATGGACATTTGGGCGTACTTGGGCAGTAACAAGGTATCAAAGTACTAACTACCTGCTGAACGGCAGTAGCAATTTAGATTTATATTTAATCAAACGTTATAAGTACGACTTTAATGTTGACGCTATTGGATTTCCCTTTGCAATAAAAACTGCGTTAACATCAGGCAATGTCGACTTATTTTCTGAAGGAGTCAAAAATAATGTTATCGATTACGGAACGCTTGAATTTATTGTGCCACCCTCAGCACCACCAGTGCTATATTATGTGTGTATAAATGACCCTGATATGTATGGCAACATTTACATATTAGAGGGAACAACCACTACAACATTGCCTTAAGTAGCATTTTATGTGGAATTTAACCCCTGACGAAAGGCTTCGTCATTGGCGTCAATTTCGCCAAGAAATCGGCACCAAAGACCTAGAAGTAGCTTTAAAAATGACATCTAATTTATGGAGTTACGCTCCATATGTAACTCATTATTTGCACCCGGATGATGTAGCAGATTGGCCAGATCCATGGACTCTGGTACACGAAAATTACTACTGCAACCTTGCAAAATGCCTAGGAATGCTGTATACTCTATGCTTATCCAACCATTATAAAACTAGCATAGATCGATTAGAAATAAGAGTATATAAAAGTAGTTCGGACGTTCACAATGTACTTTGGGTAAACAACGGAAAATATATACTTAATTTGGAATTTAATACGATAGTAAATAAAAGTTCTATTACAGAAGATTATCGTATTATTCACCGAATTCCCGTGTCCGAATTAAAAAGCGATTTACAATAAGAAGGATTCAAAACGCAATGACCCAACAAATACATGTGATTAAACGCAATGGAAAACGTGTACCACTAGATATAAGCAAGATTCAGAGACAAGTAAGTTTAGCCTGTAGGGGCATAGATGGAGTAAGCCCTAGCATGGTCGAAATTAAAGCTCAGTTGGAATTTCATGATGGAATGGCAACTAGCACTATTGATGCACTATTGTTACAGGCCATGGTTGGCCTAATTGATGAAACCGAAAACGAAGAAATCAACAACGTTAATTATCAATATGTAGCAGGACGACAACGTCTTAGTATGCTACGCAAAGAAGTTTATGGCGAATACGATCCTCCTCGACTTTACACGATAGTAAAGAAGAACGTAGATGCCGGAATGTATACCCCGGAATTGCTAGAGTGGTATACCCAAGATGAATGGAATATTATTGATCTGTTTATTGATCATCACAAAGATGAAAACTATACATACGCAGCTATTGCACAGCTCTGCGAAAAATACCTAGTACAAAATCGTGCCACAGGGCAAGTATACGAAACTCCACAGGTTCGATATGCTGTGGCTGCTGCCACAGCCTTTCACAATGAACCCAAGGATCGAAGGCTTAAATTAGTAAAGGAATATTATGAGTGCGCTTCAGATGGTCATTTCACTCTTGCCACTCCTGTGCTCGCTGGTTTGGGGACTACAACTAAACAATTCAGTAGTTGCGTTCTTATCAGTAGTGATGATACTCTTGATAGTATATTTGCAGCTGGCGAAATGATGGCCAAATATGCCAGTAAACGAGCCGGAATTGGCTTGGAAATTGGCCGTATTCGACCCTTAGGTGCACCAATTCGCAATGGTGAGATCAAACACACGGGTCTAGTACCATTTATGAAAAAATGGTTCAGTGATCTACGCAGTTGTAGCCAAGGTGGTATTCGTAATGCCAGTTGTACAGTAACATTCCCTATCTGGCACGCACAGTTTGAAGACCTTATTGTACTAAAGAATAACCAAGGCACAGAAGAAACCCGTGTGCGTCAGATGGACTATAGCGTAGTGATCAATGCCATGTTCTGGCGCAGGTTTAAACGCGGCGAAAATATTACCTTGTTTGATCCACACGAAGTACCCGACCTATACGAAGCATTCTATAGGGACACAGCAGAGTTTGAACGACTATACGTAAAGTATGAACAAGATCCGACAAAAAAGACCAAGGTGCTACCAGCAGATGAAATATTCAAAAACGGAATTCTCAAAGAGCGAACCGACACCGGTCGCATATATCTGGTCAACATAGACAATGTCATTGCTCAAGGGCCATTTGACACGCAGCTGGATCCCATATATCAATCAAATCTCTGTCAGGAAATCTTACTGCCTTCGCGACCCTTTCAGAGACTAGATGATTCAGATGGTAGAGTGGCCCTGTGTACTTTGGGAAGTATAAATTGGGGCAGTTTTCGTACGCCACAAGACATGCGTAAGTGCTGTAGAATCCTGGTACGCAGTCTCAGTAACTTACTTAACTATCAAGACTTCCTAAGTGTACAAAGCGAATTGGCTAACAAGGACTTTGAACCACTTGGGGTTGGCATCACTAATCTTGCCTACTGGCATGCTCGTAAGAGTCTCAAGTATGGCGAACCAACAGCTTTGGCGGAAGTCAAGCGTTGGATGGAACATCAAGCCTATTACCTAACCGAGATGAGTGTAGAATTGGCTGAGCAGCGCGGTGCTTGCAGTAAGTCGGCGCAGACCTACTACGGTAGGGGAGTTTTCCCCTGGGAGCGTCGAGCCGTAGGAGTTAATGAGCTAACGGATTTCACCCCAAGTCTTGACTGGGAACCTTTACGTGCTAGATTGCTAAAATCTGGCATCCGGAATGCCACACTAATGGCCGTAGCACCTGTTGAGTCTAGTTCGGTGGTATTAAATTCAACTAATGGAATTGAAATGCCCATGGAGTTGATTTCAGTTAAAGAATCAAAAGCGGGTTCTTTCGTTCAAGTTGTTCCTGAATATCGCCGCCTAAAACAGCGTTACCAACTAATGTGGGATCAACGTGATTGCCAAGATTATCTTAAAACTGCCGCAGTGTTAGCGGCCTATGTAGATCAAAGTTTGAGTACAAACACTTTTTATAACCCTGCTTATTATCCTGATAACAAGGTGCCAGGCACAGTCATAGCCGGTAACCTTATGCGAGCACACCGTTGGGGCTTGAAAACAATTTATTATAGTTTAATTAACAAGGTCGGAGCAAAAGCAATGTTAGCAAATACACCCGCACAGACAACAACTGTAAGTAGTCAAGAAGACTTTGAAGATCAAGAAAATTGTGAGTCCTGTGTACTATGAGCCACGCACAATACAATCTAGGGCACCAGACCAATTACCTAAACAGGGCTATGTTTTTAGATCCTGAGGGTCCAGTAACAGTACAACGCTTTGAAGAAGTCAAGTACCCTAAACTTCAAAAATTCGAAGAGACTGCTCGAGGATTCTTTTGGGTACCAGAAGAAATTACACTGACCAAAGACAAGATTGATTTCAAGGAAGCATCAGAAGCAGTTAGGCACATCTTTACTAGCAACTTGCTTAGGCAAACTGCCTTAGACAGTATTCAGGGTCGTGCGCCAGCACAGATCTTTAATCCTGTTGCCAGTGTGCCGGAGTTAGAATCCTTGGTTAATAACTGGAGTTTCTTTGAAACTAATATTCATAGTAAGAGCTACAGTCATATCATACGCAATATCTATGGTGTACCCAAGGATGTGTTTAATACAATCCACAACACTCAAGAAATTGTAGACATGGCCGCCAGTGTTGGCCGATACTATGACAGACTACACGAAATTAATTGTTTAAAAGAATTAGGCAAACCCGACGTCAGTGAGGAAATGCACATTAGGGCAATATGGATGGCCTTAAATGCAAGTTATGCGTTAGAAGCATTACGCTTTATGGTATCTTTTGCCACTAGCCTTGCTATGGTAGAGAATCGTATCTTCATTGGCAACGGTAATATCATCAGCCTTATCCTACAAGACGAATTGTTACATGCTGAGTGGACTGCGTATATTATCAATCAGGTAGTAAAAGATGATCCTCGTTTCGCTCAGGCAGCTATGGAAACTAAGTCCGAAGTATATCAAATGTACATGGATGTTATAGCTGAAGAAAAGGCCTGGGCTGACTACTTGTTTAAGAAAGGTGTAGTCATTGGCCTAAACAGCCAGATATTACAAGATTTTGTCGACTACACAGCTTTTGTAAGACTCAAAGAAATTGGTATTAAATATACAGAAGAGCACCCAAAGTCGACTCCGATTCCCTGGTTCAACAAGCATGTAAACATTAACAAAAAACAAACTGCACTACAGGAATCAGAATCGACTAACTATGTAATTGGTGCAATGAGTGATGTAGTTCTTAAAGAGGAACTACCAGATCTATGAGGAATAGCAATGGCAAGAATTGAAGAAACAATATTTGTAGTTAAATTAAGTCAGTTAGTAAAAGACCGAGGCGACACAACATCTAAATCTACGTATGATGATTTACCGGCAACGATTGAACAGGTTGTTCAAGAACTAGTTGCCGGTGACATTGTAGTTGAAGTGGAGCGAGCCTAATGTTAACTATATACAGCAAGGACCATTGTCCATTTTGTGATCGTGCTAAGAATTTATTAGCCTTGAAAGGCATAGAATTTACCGAAGTACGTATTGATTTAGACTCGGAAGCAAAACAATTTATTGTCAGTGAGGGTCATCGTACAGTGCCGCAAGTTTATAAAGATGGTAAATTATTTGTGTCGGGTGGTTATAATGGACTAGCTCGATTAGATGAATCAGTTTTCAAACAGTTAAAGGAAAATCAAAATGTTAATTGAACGTTCACGTTTTACAGTAGATGATATTATTAGTCTAAAACTTATTAATGGAGATGAGATCGTAGGTCGCTTAGTTAAAGAAGAAAATGGCGTTTACGAAATTAATAAACCCTGTATTGTGCTGACCACACCCGAAGGAATTGGCGTGCTACAGGCCATGTTTGGTTTAGACCCAGACAGGGATAATCTTAACTATCGTGAGCAACACATTATTACTAGTTGCCTAACCCACGATAAATTGCGAGACCATTATGTACGTGTATTAATTGACGGTGAAGATTCTGAGAGTTTGATTACAACAACTAGTATCACATCAAACTAATGCCAGGCGCAGCTAGACAAGCACAAGATATGGCCGGACTGGGAGGGGTGATTACCCTTCCAGTGGCTTGTTCAGTGTTAGTCAATGGCAAGCCAGCAGCCCATCAGGGGTCAATCTGTGTACCCCATGCACCATTTGGTAAAAAGCCAAATGTTCATAACATTCCACATCCAATTATTAAAGGCTCGTGTTCGGTTACTGTAGAAGGTAAACCTATGGCACGTGCTGGTGATATGGCCACATGTGGTTGTACAATTAAAATAGGTAGTTGCGACGTAATGGTGGGCTGATAACCCACCTTTTTTTACGATAAATATCTATTATGTCTTGTAGTGTCCTAAGCGTAGTTAGCAGTATTGCCAGCGCCGGCCTTTTAGGTGGGGGTGGTCTTGTTCCTGGATTAGATGGTTTTGATCTAGGAGGATTCGATGTAGGGTCATTAGGCGAATTAGGTATTAACACAGACCTACTTGATAATCTATCCGAATTTGATTTAGGATCCATGGATGATGTGCTAGGTGGCCTAGGAGATACTTTTGGTGACCTATCTATCGAAGCATTTGATATGTGTGGTGATCTAGTAGGTGATGTTTTAGGAGATTTACCTGATGGATTATCTGGTTTAATAGACACAGACATATTCAGTGACTTTGCATTAGAGGGTCTTGATTTCGCTGAATCTGGTAGTTTGTTTGATAGTATAAGTGGCCAAGTATCAGGTCTGCTAGAAAATGGCGTGCCAGGATTCACTGAAATAATTAATGGTGCTAAAGCATTTGCTGAACAAAGTGCCAGCGCATTAGCTAGCATACAGAATGCTGCTAATTTTCAAATTGGCGGTCAAAATTTTAATGCTATAAGCATATTCGACCAAGTCACCGGTGGTGCTTTGTCACGGACTTTTGATCCAATAAGAAACATAACAAATTTAGCTTCAGGTGCGGTTGGCGCAGCCAGTGACCTTTTAGGAACAGTGCAGTCGAGTATTAATGGACTTCAGTCACAATTTACCTCCTTTACTGATGACATTGCACAATGGGGTACTATGTATAATGTAACTCAATTAGATAAAGCATTTGAAGTACCTACATTCGTACAAAATCTAGTTGACCAAGGGGTTCCGGGCCTTAGTAAAATACTGGAACAGTCAGGAATTAGTGCCTATAATGTTCTGAGCCAAAGCCCTGAAACATTGTTAAATGCAATATCTTCAGTGCCTAAAAATATTGTAGCAAGTATAGCAGATAAGGTAGGGTTTACTCGGCCTTTAGAAAACTTAGCCGATGCACTTATTCCGGCAACAGTATTAAGTGCCGGTGCAATAGCATTAGTAAAAGATTTTAAAGGTGTATCTAATCGACTAACCAGTGTAGGATCAACCAATGTCCAATCATTTACTCAACTTGGTAATGAGCTAGGTAAAATTAAATTTCCAGAGAGTAGCGTATTATTAGGCATAGAACGTAACACCACTGGATTGAAAGACGTACTGTCAGCTAACATAGCAGGTAGACAAACTATAACTGGCACAGGCGTAGGTACATTCAATAATCCCACTATGGACGATATGCTGGGAGCCTTCACTGGATCTTACTATACACCTAGACTTATCGGTATGTTATCGGCCCAGAAGCGATTGATAGACACACCAGAAGGGCAAGCACTCAAATCAGCTATTCAAACAGCAGTAAATAATGCTCGAGCTAATCTTAACACTGATGCCGCTGACGCTGCGGCAATAAGATCGGCATTAAATGCTTTATTAGCAAGATCAGACAGTCAAACCAGTGAAGATTTTGCATTATTAGAGCGTTTTCAAAATGATTTAGTTACTAAATTAGCAACAGAAAAACGTAATCTTAAAGCAGCGAGAATTGAATCAAATGTTGTGGGCTCACTGTCATCTGTCATGGGTTTTGTTAGTAGTCTTGAAAATGCATACGATGATGATTTTAATATTGGATATGCAGAGTGGGTCGATCAAGCAGCAGGCAATGATCAATTCGGTGATGCTATTAGATTAGCAATGGTGGAAGGAAGCAACAAAAGAACGTTACAAAATATTGGTGCAACTTTTAGAACTACTAGTGTATTTGATTATGCCGATCAAGTTGCTGCTAAGAGAGCAGCAGAGCTAGCTAAATGCTGCCCACCTTATAGTGAACTCGGTGTCTATCCCGAGGCAGGATCTTTGTTGTCAACTTACTGTGAAAACTTTAATTTGTATGGTATTTATGCTGATGGCAATGGTATGAGCTATTATACGGTTATAGAAAACAATAGCCTTGTCTGCGGTTTTACAACTACAACCACCAGCACTACAACTACTAGTACGAGTACCACTAGCACTACATCTACTACCACTAGCACTTCGTCTACAACTAGCAGCACTACGTCAACCTCAACTAGCACAACATCTACAACCACGTTGCCACCTTCCACTTCAACTACTACATTGTCTGGTTCTACAACATCTACATCGACCACAACAGAAGGACCAACAACCACTACTACATTAGCACCAGGACAAACAACTACAACATCGACATCTACAACATCTACATCGACATCTACAACCTCTACATCTACAACCTCTACATCTACAACATCTACAACCTCGACGTCTACAACCTCTACAACTACTACCACAGGGGCACCAACAACTACAACTACTACAACCACGACAGCGGCACCTCCGGCGCCCACCATTGATACATTCAACTATGAAATCACAAATGTAAATGCGAATACGTTTCATGTAAAATTAACTTGGACCACAACAGGTGCAGATCAAGTATCAATTGAAATATATGAAAATGGTAGTTTATACGACAGTTATACTGGGCTATCGGCAGATAACCCAACAACAGGGTTGACTATACCGAGTTTAAGTGCGGCAAACACGTATGAAGCTAAATTAATAGCAATTAGAAATAGTCCGTACGCAGAAACTACCTCAAGTGTTTACTTCTAATCTACTAGTCTGCTGATAGACTCAAAATACTAGATTTTCAATCAAATATATAATATAATAAGGGACTTATTGTCCTTAGAAAAGGAGGCATTATGGAAAATGAATATGTGGAGAGGTCAACTTCTCTCAGTATCCAAAAATACATAATCCAATTTATTGGAATTATTTTCATGATTATCGGAGCTTATGCTAGTTATGGTCTTCTCAAATGGGTTGTTGAATCTAAATTTGAACGTACTGAATCTGTGCAGGGTAGCGCCATCACTGCCGAACATCGTGAACGTCAACTTGCTTGTCTTGCACGTAATATCTATTTTGAAGCTGGTAACGAGCCTTTTGAAGGTAAAGTTGCGGTAGCACAAGTCACAATTAATCGTGCCCAGACTCAAGGCTTTCCTGACGACATTTGTCGTATAGTATATCAAAAAAATATAATCTATCAACGAGTAATATGTCAATTTAGCTGGTACTGCGACAGAGAAAGTGCCAGTCGAATTATCCATAAATCTGTTTACAACGAAAGCATGGACGTGGCTAAAAAAGTTTTACTAGAAGGGTTCAGATTGCCCAGCTTGACAGAAGCTCTTTACTTTCATGCAGACTATGTAAACCCAGGTTGGAAGCGTGAGCGAGTAGCAAAAATTGGTCGTCATATTTTTTATAAGTGAGATAAACGATGAATGGAAATGAACGGTTGGGTCGTGTGGTTGATTATGTAGCACATATTCCTGCGGCAATTTGGCATTTTATTACCGAGCACTTAGGTAATGTCAGTGCTCATACTCTAGGATGGCTAATGATAATTATGCTACACTTAAGCAGTGTACCTACTTTATTAGCAGTTTTGACCAACCAAAGTGATCGGATGCCTCCAGTAGATATAATGTTGTTTATCTGGGGAGCTCTAATTGCAGTGTTTTTTAAAAGCCTATTTGAGAAGAATTTTCTCTACATAGCAACTATCTGTCTAGGATTTTGTGGTCAAACTGTGTTAATGAGTTTAATCCTTTTTAAGTAAATACTAAGTGAACAAAGGAGTTCCAAATGTCAAAACGTACAAACGTAGTAGAAGAACCCGATGCAAACGTAGTAGAACTTGAAGAGACTGATGATCTAGATATTGATAGCACAGACATTGGTTTCTTACTAGATAAAGACGGTAATCTAAAAACAGTATTTGGTCCAGAAAGTGGGTTTACAGAGCCCAACGAAGTGGTGGCAGCAATTTTAGAAATACTGGGCGTTGACGAACTTACAGCACCAAATCGTACTCTACACTAAGTTGTTGAAAAACAACACCTTGTGGTGTTAAAAGAACACTCGTTTGTCTGAAAAACAGGCATTTGAGTGTTGTTTTTCTGCCACAATTTGACAGCGGTTGCCCATTTTGCTATACTACGAGTATGGAAAATGCAAAACGCAAAAGACGCCAAGACACTAAACACGCTGTCTATATGCTTGTTAATTGTGTGACCAACGAGCATTATGTAGGCATTACCGTGTGCGGTAACCAAGTTAATCGTGCTCTCAAAATACGCTGGCAAAAGCATGTTCGCAGAGCACTAACTGAGAACAAATCGTGGGCTTTATGCCGCAGTATTAGGTTGCATGGTCCCGAGGTTTTTGCAATACTATTAGTTGATGTTGTTAGAGGGCGTAAGCCCGCTCATGCTGTGGAGCGTAGCATTGTGAACACAGATCGCCCAGCATTAAACAGTCATTAATAACCCAGAACTTGACAGGGTTATTGATATTTGCTATACTAACGGTACACTGACACAACGGAGATAGATATGGCTTACACGAAATTTGCTCCTCGTTTTGTTACACTAGACGCTGCCCAAAAGCCCCAACTTGAGGCACTAGAAGCAGTTATTGGTCAACTCAGTGTTCGCGATCGCGACTTTGCTGGTGACCTTATTGCTAACTTTCGTAGGTGGGGGCGGCTCAGCGAAAAGCAATTGGCCTGGGTCACCACTCTTACTGTTCGTGCTACCGCCCCTGCCCCGGCTCCAGTGGCATCTGTCAATGTTGCCAACATCCAGGCAATGTTTGATCGTGCTGGCAGGACCCTCAAGCGTATCAAAGTCAAACTACAGACCGCAGAAGGTCGTCCCGTGGCATTTAGTCGGGCCACTGTTCACAGCAAGTACGCTGGCCAGATTCTTGTCACCGACGGCGGCCCCTACGGTAACAACAGTTACTATGGTCGCATTGACATGGATGGTAACTATCATGCTACCAATCGTGCCGGTGCCGATGTACTGGCTCTAGTCAAAGAGTTTGCTGACGAGCCTGAGACAACTGCTGGCAAGTACGGACGCTTGACTGGTAGTTGCTGCTTTTGCAATCATAGTCTGAAGGACAGCCGCAGTACCGAGCTCGGCTATGGTCCGGTATGTGCTCAGCGTTTTGGTCTTGTACACTAATTGGAGACTGTAATGGATGATATTTTGACAAAGACTATCTACGGTGAACAACTCAATCAGACTATGACTCTCTCTGAGGCGATAAATTTATTACGGAATGATGATTTACTAAACATAGGGGAATTGGCTGAATTAGCCATTAGTATAAAAAGCGGAGTAGCACTTTGCTCTAAAAACACAGAAGCTATCGATCTAGTAACCTGTAAACAAATTAAACATGCTTTAGTGACGAAGCCACCGTCTAGTAAATATTATTTTGCTTTTTTAACTATTAAAAAAACTTATTTCCCATTACTTTATGTCATAACTAATACTATCTTGAAAGAACAATATTTTCTTCATATTCCTTATGAAGCACATAAACATTTGAGTGGTAGCTGCACGTCTATATCCTTCGGCAGAGATGGCTACCCAAAACCCAGTCAATGGTGGAACTATGAAGTTAATTCATTTGAAGAATTATGTGAGCTAGCAAAATAAAATGGACTACTTTACCCAACAAGTCATTGGCATGTGGACTATAGGATTTGGAGCAGCCGAAATCGCAGATCATCTTGACTGCTCCATTGAAGAAGTGTACAATATCACAGATGGGTTAGGCTTTGCAGACTTAGTCGAAGTTCCCGACCTTGAAGAAGAATCTACTATGCCGCTCAACTACGGAGACACAGATGACCAAGACTGATCCCTGGCGTGTTATCAATCAACTTGAACTGCACGACAGCCGTCTTAACAAAGAAGCTATCCTTAGGGCCGAAGCCGAAGCCGGCAATACAGAATTGTTTCAGGGTCTTAGATTAGCCATGGATCCTATGATCACCTTTGGCATACGGCAAGTGCCCGAGAAAAAGGACACTGATCAACTGACTAGTGCAGACGGTCTTAGCTACGACACCTTTGCACTGTCTGTGACAGGCTTTGTGACTCGTAATATCACCGGCAATATGGCTCGTGACTTCATACACCATCTCATGCTGGCCAGTACACAAGATCAGTGGAACCTGTGGTATCGGCGTATCCTTATCAAGGACATGCGATGCGGTGTCAGCGAGAAAACTGTAAACAAGGCAGTAGAGCGGGATTTTCCTGAATTCGCTATCCCTGTGTTTGGTTGTCAGCTTGCTCACGATAGTACTAATCACGAATCAAAGTTGTCGGGGCAGAAACTAGTCGAAGTCAAACTAGATGGTGTTCGTGTTATTACAATTGTTCATCCCGACGGGCGTGTTGATCAGTTTAGCCGTAACGGTAAAGAGTTAGTTAACTTCAGTCATATCAAAGCACAGTTTCATGCCGTTGCCGAACATCTGCCCGAAGCTATGGTGTTTGATGGCGAAGTTATGAGTTCGAGTTTCCAAGACTTGATGCGTCAGGTGCATCGCAAGAGTGATGTTGCTGCTCAAGATGCTGTTCTACATTTATTTGATGCCCTGCCCTTATCAGCATTTGAACAAGGTCGGTATGCGAGCCCGCAGTATGAGCGTAGTGCCTTTCTCAAAGTGTTTTATGAGAGGCACCAACGAGAACTCGCCGGTGTGCGTGTATTAGGTCAAGAGCTGGTAGACCTAGATACCGACAAGGGTCAGGCTCGATTCCGTGAGATCAATCGTAAAGCCATTGTTGAAGGCTACGAAGGTATTATGATAAAAGACATTGACGCCGTCTACGAATGCAAGCGTACAGCAAGTTGGCTCAAACTCAAGCCCTTTATTGAAGTTAGCTTGACTGTCACAGACATTGAAGCTGGCACTGGTAAAAACTTAGGTCGTTTAGGAGCATTGGTCTGTGAGGGTGTAGATGATGGGCGACGAATCCGTGTTAATGTTGGTAGTGGGTATAGTGACGGTCTACGCGACAGTATTTGGGCTAATCTTGACACCGTACGGGGCCAGGTTGTTGAAGTACGTGCGGACGCAGTCACTCAAAATCAGGATGGCAGCTATTCGTTACGGTTTCCCAGGTTTCTCAAATTTAGAGGTTTTGAAATTGGCGAAAAACTGTGATATCTCAAAGGAGATGATTAAGAGTCTCCTTTATGGTACAATTGTCGAAATGCAAGATAATCGCGACTATTATAGGCGTAGCCTTGTTGGTCCCGAATATAGTTCGTGGACCGAAGAAGGGCAGCGACAGTTGGCCAACTTAATGGCCATAATGTCCCAGCAGGTTGAGGCCTATGAACTAGAGCAGTTAAAATTACGTAGTCAAGAGTATATGTTAGAAGAACTTAAGAAGGAACATAAGTAAATGAGAAAGTATTTACAATTTACTAACATTCCTGAACTATTAGAACTCTTCCCATTAGACCCGTGGTCCCGTAAAGGACTCATTGAAGTGCTTAGACGAGCCAACATTGGCTATGTTTACACACCTACCACTATGGGTTCGATGAGTTTTAGACTACACTCTAGAGAAGATTTTGATCGTGCATTTAAATTAGCCAAGGCATATTATGAAGAAGACAATTGACCCATCAACATTCGAACCTGTATTTGAACGACGGTCAGCCACACATTGGATTATCCAATTAGAAGAAGATCCCGAAACCGGTGATGTCATCATGCCTTTACCTGAGGAAATGTTACGGAGTCAAGGTTGGCAAATCGGTGACGAACTAACTTGGAACATTGAAGAAGATGGAACAGCAACCCTTACCCGACAATCCGCCGACTCTGAGCTCAAGCCCGGATCGTAATACTTTTCAACACCAACATTATTTGGCCAGACAGGCTGGTAAAGGACTCACCGTCGAAAATGATGACACCACTCGAATTATGGATGAATTCTTCCTCAGCGAAGCCGAACAGCGTAGACAGCGTGAAGCCGAACCCCGGTGGGCAGAAAACAATATGGAGTACGACCTCCGTACCTGCGAGTGGATGTTGGCTAAGGTCAGGGCCAGCCGAGACTATGCTCAAAACCTCTATGCCGCAATGTGCAACAACGACTTCCAAAAATTGGAAGTAATGCCTATCTTGGAAAATCGTCGGTGGTCGTGTAGTTGGCGTTATGCTGGAGGTATTGTTGCAGATATGCGAGCCTCAGGCGACTACATAGATTGGTACTGTTCGGGCATTCGGAGTGACGATGAAATTTCCCGCAATGTCTATGTGGGAGAAGGCGTCATCACACAAGAAATCCACCAAGACCTCGAGCGGTTAGGTTGGGTGGCCGCTCCGGGCGGCGACTGGGAATCGATGTAACCAAAAGCGTTGACATCGCCAGCAGTCAAGTATATAATTTAAGTTCTTAATAGAAAGGAATCAAAATGGCATTTACTCGAATCACAACTTCACAAAACACATTTCTTGAGCAGTATCTTCGTGGCACTGGTCGTACATTAACTGAACGGCAAGCCGCTGCCACCTATGGCATCAAGAACCTTCGTGCTCGCATGACAGAGTTTCGTCATGCTGGATTGAAAGTTAACACCACTACCAACACCGAAGGTCGTGCTGCCTACAGCGTTAGTGCTCGTGATGTAACCGGTAGTCGTGCTACACGTTTTGCTTAATTAGCGGGGGCGGGCGTGACTTTAAATGATCGCAGTCGTTTGTTTTTGTTTAGTTGGGATCAACTAGGTATTGAATCAATCATTGATCTTACTGCGTATGCTAACTGGGATCAAGAGCAGTTGTTAAACATTCTAGGTGATCGCCCGGCCCAACGCAATCCAGTTTGGTCAATGGTTCAGGCTATTATCTTACGAGCTAGGTACAATGGGCATAGGCACTATGAAGTTTACATGGTTACCTGCGACGCTGCCATGGACGAAAACTATTGGCGTGAACAGTGGGCTTTGTTTCCGCAAAATACTGCGGATGTGGTTAGAGTTCGCGGTCACCAACTTTGGTCAGATCGTGTCGAAGAAGATAGGGTAGTGATTAGATGAAAATTAGTTACATGAGTGATCTCCACCTTGAGTTTGGTGACCTAGAGTTACCTGGCGGGGACATTCTCATTCTAGCCGGTGACATTGCCGAGGCACGCACGCTTGAGCAGGAATACGATCCTGCCTTTGTGCACCTTGGCAGCAGTATTACCCGCTATGGTCGACCAGATCGTGCTCGTCGTTTCCTTGTTGAGGAGATGCCTAAGTATAATAAGGTTTTGTATGTAATGGGTAATCACGAACACTACCACAGTGAGTTTACGTCAACTGCTGATCGAATTCGAGCAGTGTTGCCCAGCAATGTCTTGCTCATGGAGAATGATGAGATAGTAATTGATGGTGTGCGTTTTCTAGGATGCAGTTTATGGACTGACTTAAACCGTGATGATCCACTTACTGCACAGGCACTCAGTGGTATGATGAATGACTATCGTGTGGTAAAATACCGGAATCCTTCTAATGGTGCCTGGCATCGGTTAACACCTAGTATAACCAGAGAAACGCATCGTCAAAGCCGCTATTGGTTAGAGGATGAAT